TCAGTGGTCATTCACCATCAAATTATCCATATGGGTATTACCGGAGGTACTGATGGATAAGGTGATGGATGAGCTTAATAAAATCGCCAGTGGTTTATCAGATCTCCAGTTAAAGGCTGGCTTTCTTGAAGGTGCCACTTATCCAGATGGAACTCCGGTTCCGATGGTGGCAGCAACTGACGAATTCGGTAATCCAGCAAACAATCAACCTCCGCGCCCTTACTTCAGAAATGCCATAGCTGAGCATGAAGGAGAATGGCAGGAGGCAACGGCAACGCTTATAGGAAATGGTGGCGATACCCGTGATGTGCTTTCGCTTCTGGGTGAAATCATTGTTGATGATATCAAAGGGTCAATAAGGACACTTGATGCACCACCTCTGTCTCCGGTGACAATTGCGAGAAAAGGGTTTGATAAACCGCTGATTGACACGTCCAACATGTTAAACAGCGTCAGCTATGAGGTGAGCGAAATTGAATCAGAATGATAGAGTTATGGCTGATTTTGATGTGGATTACTTAAAATCCCGCCTCAATTACAACCCTGAAACTGGTGATTTCACTTGGATAAAGAATAGAAGGTCAACAGAAGTTGGGAAGATAGCAGGGACAAAAACGTCATCATCAGTGCGTATATACCTAAATGGCAAGATATACATGGCTCATCGCTTAGCGTGGCTTTATATGACGGGCGAATGGCCAAGTATGCTCATAGACCATAAAAACCTTAACCCGCTTGATAATCGCTGGATCAATCTTAGAGAAGCTGATTATCGACAGAACGGCATGAACACTGGGATAAGGATTGATAATACCTCCGGATATAAGGGGGTAGCATGGGATAGCAGAGTAGGAAAATGGCGAGCTGATATTAGGCTGAAAGGATACAGAAAACATTTGGGAATGTTTAATGATGCCTCTGTTGCAGGAGAAGCATACAAAGCAGCCGCAGATAAATACTTTGGTGAATTTGGGAGGTCATCATAAACCTTAGACAGATAGCCAATAACGCGATCACCAGCATTAACCCCAACATCCAGGCAGTACTCAAAAAATACGCAGGCGAAACCATAGGTCCCGGTCGCAAGCCAATCCCTTCTTATCTACCAGACCAGAACGTCACCATTCAGCTTCAGCCCATCAGTCGCGGCGACATGCAGCACGTCGACGGTTTGAATATTCAGGGGCTGGCGAAGGTGATTTATGTGAACGGGAACTATTTCAGCGTTCAGCGTGAGATGGAGCAGGGCGGTGATATCTTCGTTATTAATGGCGAGCAATGGCTTGTTGTTGAGCCACTAGAACTTTGGCCTGACTGGTGCAGCCTCATTGCGGTATTGCAGGTGAGCCCATGAATGACTTCACCGTAGACAATGTAATCGACGTTCTGGCGGATTACATCGAACCCATAGCCGGTATTTGCCAGCAGGCGCAGGCTAACAGGGTGCCGATGCCAAAAGGCCAGTTCTGCATCCTGACCCCCTTGCGATTCACGCGGCTATCCACGACGAGAGATATCAAGCAGGACACGGGCTCTCCGTCGACAAGCGCTATGGGATACACCGAGGTTCGCCAGGCAGATATCCAGGTTGATATCTATGGTCAGGGTGCAGGGGATCGGGCAATCGCCTTGGAAACCACATTCGCCAGTATCTACGGCTACGACACCATCAAAACTATCGACGCCAGGCTGGCGCCACTTTACTCATCTCCGGCAATTCAGGCTCCCATGATAGATGCGGAAAGCCAGTGGCAGGAGCGTTACACGCTAACCCTTTCTCTGCAGGCGCACATCACCGTGTCGTTCCCGCAGGACTACTTCGACAAAGCAGAAATTACAACTGAACAGGTGGATGACCGCCCATGAGCACAATCCCTTTATCCGTAGATTTTAATATCACGCCCAATGTCGTTACACCTGCCGGTTCTGCGGTTGATGCTAACGGCCTGATGCTGACTGACAATGAACTGGTGCCTGTGGGCTCAGTTGCCTCATACTTCTCTGCGGCAGATGTGTCAGCCCTTATGGGAAGCACATCAAAAGAATTCCTTGCCGCTCAGCAGTATTTCAACGGCTACGAAAACTCTTCCGTAATTCCTGGCGAATTGCTGATGTACCGCGTAATCACCGCTGATGTGGCTGGTTACCTGCTTTCTGGCAACCTGAAAGGTGTTGCCCTGGCGACATTGAAGGCAATCCCTGCAGGTACGATTACCCTCACGGTCGATGGCGTATCAACTACCAGCTCGTCTATCGACCTTTCCACTGCAACAAGCTTCAGCGATATCGCATCCAAGCTGCAGACAGGTATCGGCGCGAGCAAGGTGGCGGTTGAATGGCTGCCAATTGCCAATCGCTTCATCATCCGATCAGTTACCACCGGCGCAGATAGCCAGGTGTCATATGCATCTCCTGGCGCACTGGCGACTGGCCTGCTGCTGACGCAAGCAACAGCTGCGACTGTCTCCCCAGGATCTGATGCAGTCACGATGACTGACATGATGAATAACATCATCAACACCAATCAGAACTGGATTCCATTCGAAGCGCTTGTTGACCTGAATGAACAGCAGAACTCTGAGCTTAGCGCATGGGCGAATTCGCAAAAAAGTAGATTCGTATTTGTCTACCATGAGACATCTGCCGAAGCCACAACTCCAAATAACGCGAACTGTTTTTACCAGAAAGTTGTCGTGGCAAATGGATACGAAGGAACATTCCCGGTTTATGGTTCCTATTTGTATGGAGCTATGGCGCTCGCATATTCAGGTAGCATTGACTTTGCGAGAACAAACGGACGAGTATCCTTTAAATTCCGCGGCTTCTCGGGCCTTGCTCCTAACGTAAGCGATCTGGCGACTGCACAAGCCCTGAAGTCAAACGGCTATAACTTCTACGGCTCATACAGCCTTAACAAGACGATGGCTCAGTATGCGTCTGATGGTGCTATATCAGGCAAATTCGTCTGGCTGGACAGCTTCATCAATCAGGTGTGGATCAACGCCAATCTCGTAGGTGCTTACGCAAACCTGTTCACGAATAATCAGTCCTATCCATTTAATGCAAATGGCTATGGCGCGATTCAGGCCGCGACAATTGATGTAGCCAATCAGGCTATTAACTTTGGTGCAATTCAGAAGGGCGTGGTGCTCGACCAGGCACAGATTCGCATCGTGAACAATACGGTTGGCAAGGATATCTCTGCGACCCTTTACTCTGAGGGTTGGTATCTGTTTATCCCAACTCAGACCGGTGCTGCTCGTCTGGAGCGCGACCTGAAAGGTGCAATCTTCTACTACGTAGACGGTCAACTGATCCAATCCATCAACATGTCTTCAACCGCTATTCTGTAAGGACGACAAAATGCCAATTGATATTACAAGTGCTAATTCCAAGCTGCGCATCGTCGTGCCATCTTACTACCCTGGCGGCTTTGATGTTGATGATTACGCAGCCGACAACATGTTTGAAACTGGTGCGCTTCAGAACAAAGAAGACATGATGTCAGCAGATGGTAAATACCACGCAGGCTTCATCTTCAACCCGGCAGAGTTCACCATCAACCTGATGGCTACGTCGAATGCCAGTAGCCTATTGGATGACTGGATTGCTGCTGAGCGAACGGCAATCTCTGCGTTTGCCTGTAACGCGACTCTGACGGTGCCAGCGTTGGGCGCTAAGTGGAACTTCGTGAATGGCGTCCTATACACCTGGACTCCAACCCCTCCAGGCCGTCGAGTTCTCCAGCCGCGCCCAGCAGTATTCCACTTTGAAACGGTAACCCGGAGCGCAATCTGATGGCTCGCAAAGAAATTCCTTTCATCGTCGAAGAAGAAGGTCGCGACAAAGGTAAAGAGTTTGTCATCACAGAAATGTCGGCATGGGATGCCGACACTCTGGCGCAGGATATCTTTCGTGCAATGGGTGATTCCAATTACAGCCAGATCCCTACTGATGTGATCGCAATGGGATGCGCAGGTCTGGCTACTGTCGGCCTGAGCGTAATCTCTGCGTCATCTCCTGACGTCGCACGTCAATTGCGAGATCGCCTGATGTCTACGGTTGATATCGTCATTACCCATGAAGGCACAAGGCAGCAGCGCAAAGTTAAAGGTGAACTGGACTTCGAAGAGGTTTCAACCATCCGCAAACTGCTGGATAAAGTCTTCCAGGTAAACTTCGATTTTTTAACGATCGCCGGAGAGTAAAGTACCCCTTCATGGAAGAGGAGTCTCTTCCGGCCAAACTGGTCTCGCCTGTAAACGTCTCTTCAGCGATTAACGCAATTATCTGCTCCGGCAAAGCCTCTTATCTGGACCTTCAGGAGAAGCTTTCCGTAGCAGATATGTACAACCTGCTGGAAATCATATCCGTTGAAAACTTCAACCAACGCGTCTGGCATAAGCATCAGGAGCAACGATGATTATCAATGAGTTGGCCTATAAGGTCACAATCAAGGCCGATGAGTTCCTGAACGGCAAGAAAAAGGTTGAAGAGGGCGTTAAGGAGCTTCAGGGCGCAGTAGATAAAAGCTTCGGCGACATTGATGAAACCTCCAAGCAGACAGGCAAGGTAATCGTCAAGACTGGCGATGATATTCAGCGCTCAACACGGAAAACAGGCAAAGACTTAAAAGACGCTACGTTTGATGTTAAGTCATTTGGTTCAGCGGCCGCATCTTCTTTCAAAGGTGCTTATGTAGCAGCAGCCGGATTCCTTGGGATAGGTGCTGGGCTTTATGGCATTAAGCAACTTTTCACATCAACATCAAACGAAATCGTCCGTGCAAGTAACCAGGCTAAGTTCTTCGGCACTGACGTAAACAAGATGTTCGGTCTTCGCCGCGGATTCCAGCAAGCGGGTCTTAACGGTGACGCCTTCATTGGTGCGTCTGGTAGTGCTCGCATGGCACTGGCTAACATCGCAGACCCAACAGTGTTTGGCGGACTAACCGGTGCAGCGCAGAACCTTATGGTGCTGGGCGCTCGCACAGGGCTTAACATAAACAACCTCGGCGACCCAAGCAAAGCCCTTGCTGAGTTCTCCCGCTACGGGAAGAATCACTCACAAGAGAACCTGATGCAGGTTATGGCGGCCGCAGGTTTCGACCCGACAGATGCAGCTAAGATTAAATCTGGCGAGCTGAAGTCACTGGTCGATTCTGAGACGAAGAAGTCAAATATCACTGCCCAGCAGGTGAAAGAGCAGGAGGCTTTAGTGGCAACGCTAGGTCAGCTCGACTCTGAGTTTGACCGCCTGAGACAAGACCTTGCGATTGCTTTTGCTCCTGAAGTTATCCGCGCAATGAAAGACTTTGGCGACTGGATACGCGAACACCATGGCGACATTATTGGTTTCTTCCGTGATGCGGGTGATTCCATTAAGAAGCTCACTGATTCTGTCGGCGGCGCTACGGCTCTGCTTCTCCTGCTGGCTGCCGGGCTAAGGTCTAACCCATTAGTCATGGGAGCTATTGCAGCTGCTGCCGCGAGCCACGGCATAGACCAGGCACGCGATGAGGCAAGCAGGCAAGGGAAGGATATTGGCTCTTATCTTTATGACAAAGTGCATGAAGATAAAAAGCCATTCATGACATGGGATTCCATCAAGTCATTCTTTGGGTTTGGCGAGCCTGAGCAGTACGGGCAATCAGCAAGGTTGTCTGGCTCATCTGGAATGGACGATCTGCTTCACGGCATAATGATGACGGAATCTGGAGGCAACCCGCTAGCCTATAACGTATCTGGCGCTACCGGCGCGTTTCAGTTCATGCCTGGAACGGCCAGAGACCTCGGTTTACGTGTCGATTCTCAGGTAGACGAAAGGTTAGACCCAAGCAAATCTCGCGCAGCCGCGTCCGTTTACATGCGCCAGCTTCTGAAGCGGTACAACGGCAATGTAGATAATGCTCTCCGCGCCTATAACTGGGGAATGGGTAACGTTGATAAGTGGATTGCTAATGGCAGTGACATTTCTCAGCTACCTAAAGAAACCAGAGAGTACACAGGCAAAGTCTACGGCAACATGGGTAATGCCAGAAATTACTATGCCACACAGGGAAGAATGGCTGACAGCAGGCCGTATGAGTTGGCTTCTGGCGGCGGACAATCGCAGATTACCAACAGCACCCATATCAACACAGTGAATGTTAACAGCAACCCTCAATCCGTCGATTCCCTCACTCAGAGCATTAACCAGCAGGCGAAAAGGGCAACAACGAACTCATCGTTTGCTTCTGCTGTGAATTGATACGATCGATTTATTTCATGAACAGCGTGATTTTTGCGCAGTAGAATGAGGCATGGAGGTAAGACTATGAGAAGCAATTTGCTTTATCTGTTTATCTACACGCTGACATTTACAATCGTTGCTCAGCCTGTAGACAAGTTAATGACAATAAGTCCAGGCTATGCGCTGCTGTTGCTAACTCTGTGGGTCGCCATATCATCAGGCATTGTTCACATAATTCACTTCTGGCCCACCAAAGTACGTTAATAACCCGCTTCGGCGGGTTTTTTATTGCCTGGAGAAACGATGAGCATCATCGACCTCAATACCGCAGACATATTTAATGCGATCGGCGGTGGCTCTCCATTGTCGATTATCGACAGCGTTCTACACCCTCAGTATGTCATCAGAAATAGCACCACAGGAGCTGTAGCGCTTGAGTTCAGCGGCATGGCATCAATTCAGCCAAGTGGCAGGGCTCAGATAACGAATGCGCCAGTAGAGGGTGGAAAATACCAGTCCATCAACAAAGTGAAAGAGCCGTCTGTTGTCAGGTGCGAAATCATCGTTACCGGTCTGACGGGGTTCTCAGGTGGCATTCCAAACATCTTCGACCTGACGTTTACCAGCCAGAGCAGCGTACTTGAAACCATCAAAACGATGCTGTCTACGGCTAACACATACGACATCGAGACGCCGAAAGAGACGCTTGAGAGTTATGACCTGGTAGACCATTCATACGAGGTCAATTCACAGCGCGGCGTTAGCATGCTGACCATCTACCTGTACTTCCAGGAGGTCATGCAGCAGATGGAAGTGGTTCTGTCCGGTGCGCAGTCTGAAGCCAAGCCGACAAACGACACGGTTAGTCAGGGAGTGACCGGAATGGGGGCATCGACTAAAGATGCTGGCTCTACGCCTTCCACGGTCGATGAACTAGGCAAGTCATGGTCATCACTGAAAACATCGTTATCTGGCATAGCCACAACAGCGTCAAACGTCATCTCTACAAGCTTCCAGAGCGCTCTTGATACCGTCTCTAAGCCGATACTCGACGTGACTAACAGCGCCACTCAGAAGGCGGCTGAGCTTGCCAAAGAAATTAACGAGAATATCACATGAGAACAATTCCACTTGAGCCGCAGAAGTCACAGTCTGTCTCTGTGGATTTGGCGGGGCAGCGATGCGTTATAAGGCTGATTCAGCGTGAAAGCTTCATATACATGGATTTGACGGTTAACGGCAACCCCATCATGCAAGGCGTTCCGTGCCTGTACGGAAACAAAATGGTCCGTTATTCGTATCTCGGTTTTCAGGGAGATCTGGTTTTCCTCGACAACGTAGGCCAGCTAGACCCGTCTTATGATGGACTGGGCGGAAGGTTCATTCTTTATTACATAGAGGAGAGTGAGCTTGTACAGTAAGCGATCCCTTCGATTCGAATTCGTGAATGAAACTTCATCATTCGATGATGCCGGAAACAATCAAATCTCAATCAGCGAAGCCAGGGCAACAGTATCTCTCCGGTCGTCTGGAAATCTCTTCGGAACTCAGGTTAACGTAGGCATCTTCGGGCTTGGCCTGGAAATGCTGGCGGCCTTATCCTCAAAAGCGATGGGCTTGTTCGGTACTGATACTGAACGCATCAGCATGAAGATTTTCGTGGAAAATACCGCGATATTTGCTGGCTACATGACGTCTTCTATCGCCAACATGAACTCCGTGCCGAATACCGCACTGATGATTACTGCCACGGCTAATGCCGACCTGCAGAACAAAACCGCTTCACCTTTTTCATTCAACGGCTCAACTCCAGTTACAAGCGTTATTAACGCTATCTGCAAGGCTGCCGGGTACACGCCGTACATTGTGGGACTGGAAGGGAAAGTAATTTCAAATCCCCACTATGAGGGGAGTGTATTTGACCAGTTGCGGGCGGTCTGCGACGACCTGAACATCGCAATGTCAGTAGCACCACCATCAATATCATTCTGGCCGCAGGAAAG